TGATCTCTTCATTTCCAGTTACCATTTGATTTACTCCAAATCTTTAGCTGCTACTCCGTGTCTGAGTGCAATGGTTCTTTCATAAATTTTGCATTGAGAGCCGATAAGAGGACATCTTTCAGATAAATAATCTATCATGTTCCACTTGATTCCATCAATGTCAAAGACTCACAGAAGTCCATCTGACAAGAAGAGATACACTGATCCAGACTTCATCTGGTACTTCGATGTCGATCCAGTTGACCTATCATACATCATGATGAAGAGATCCAAGAACTTCCATGTGTCAGCTGAGGAGTCTGACAGGTTCGGCAAGTATGTGATAGGTATGATAGGTCAAGTTCTTCTCAAGCCTGTCTACATCAGAAAGCCGATATGGCTCAAAGAACACATCACAGAGTACGCTATTCTCTATGTCCTTCAGAAGTGGAGTAGAACTTATGTGCCTCAGGGCAAAGCATCTGGCTTCTTACATAAGGTATGCGAATGTGGATGCGCTATGAGCCAACGAAAGGATCTCCGAGCGTTCAACAAAGCGAAACGAATAGAAGAGCATCTCAAAGACTGCTACGACAACTATGACGACGAAGTAATGGATCACAAAGTCAGAGCAGAGATAAATCAAGACGACTTCAACTAATGAGGAAAATTCATGTCAATCATCAACATAGTACCAGCAGACACGTCAGCATGTAGCCACTATTAACTTGGAGACGAGATGAGATGAGACGATATGAGATGATAGTTAGGAAACTTTTTAATTTTTGATGGGCCCCCGGGCTGGGGCCCTCTTTAAAATAATAATATAAGAAGAAAAAGAGCTTTCTTTACGAAAAAGTTACGAAATGAAATAATCATATCGTCATTTTAAGAGCCTATTTCTTTCACCCATATAAACACTCAGGTGAAGCTGTAAAACGCTCTTAGAACCGGCTTAAAACGCAAAAGAAGAAGAGATGGCGATTAGTACCATCTCTTCTCTTTTAATGTTGGGTCAAATCAGGTGATCTGTTTATTAGCCTGTGATCATGTGGACGTCGTTAGGCAGACAATCCTGGATGCAGACATACGCCACAGCTCTCGGCTCGACGATACCTGCGATAGCAGCGACTGCCCATCTGGTCTTGTTGGTGCCAGCTTCCACGTTGACTGCACGAGCCGTGTGGACGGTTACGCCTTCGATAGACTCAGAGGTAAGATCAGCGTTGGACCAATCCTGCTTCTTGAGGGTGTCGAATTCCATCGTGCCGTTAGAACGGAGGATGCCAGTGAAGTAAGAGCCAGCCTTGATAGCGTTCACGACCTTCTTGCCTGCGAGACCAGCAGCTGTGAGAGCTTCGCCGTTCTTGTTGCAGAGAGTCTTGGTGCCCTGACCAGCGAAGTCGACCGGACGAACCTTGACAGCGCCAGAGGTAGCATCTTCGATAGCGATGAACGCCTTGAGAGAGCTAGTCTTGTTGCCGATGAGGTTGGTAGCGTAGACGCCTTCGAGGAAGATCGGAGTACCAGCCGGGATCACTTCAGTTACGCCAGAGAGCGTTAGAGTGCCAAAAGATGCGCCTTCAGCCTGAACGTAGCTAGTAACTGTTGCGCTGGAGAGTTCGTTAGCTAGTTCCTCAGAGATCTCGAGCTGCGGAAGGAAGTTCTGCTCACGATATTCAACGCCAGCGAACTTACCGATCATGCCAGTCTTGTAGAGAGGTTCAGCATCCACCGGAGTGAAGCTCTTTCCACCAGCAGAGACGATAGAGTCGATCTGCGGATCAATGAAGCCGTAGACCTGTTCCGTGCTCACAGAGCGGAGATAGCCAGCAGCCTTAGAGAGCGGGAGCCAGCCCTTTCCAACGAATGCCACGTTCTGAAGACCGATGTCCTCCTTGATCACGTCAGATACGAGACCTTCGATAAGAGCCTTGCCGTTCGGCTGAGCGATTTCCTTGTCCCAGTTCACGTCAGTCACTGCTTCAACGAAGTCAGTGTCGATCATGACGTTACCGATCTCGATCTTCTTGGTGACCTTGCGCTCCTTCATTTCAGAGCTCTGGCCAGTGATGTTCTTGCCCTTGACGTACTTACCAGCGTCGCGGATCACGAACTCGTATTCCTCGCCGTTGCGCTTGCCAACGAGCTGATCGCCGAAGTAGCTCTTAGAACCGACAGTCAGATAGCCTGCAGTCTCAGCTGCACGAAGTGCCACGATGTCGTTGTATTTCTTGGTTCCCCATACGTTTGCCATAATTCAATTCTCCTGAATCTTAAAGATTCTTTTAAGTGCCTTTCGGCTATCTACCTCTCGGATGCTTCCTGAGGTAGTCGTTCCAGTCAGCGGGTGTCTTTAGTTGGTTCTCGCTGCCTGTTGGTTGTGTCGATGTCATCTGCTTGCCAAGGATAGGCATCTCCTTCTTTTCTGGAGTCTGCGTTGGCTGAACAGACGGCTGTGGTTGATTGATTTCCTTCTGAGATGGAACAGGCTTGGATGTCAGAACTTCTTCACAGAACTGAGCGATGTTGTACTTCAGAATGTCTGGATCGTGAGATCTGAAGACCTTTCGAAGTGCATCCATGTCAGTCATGAGCTTCTTCATAACGATCGGATATTTCTCTTGGCTTGACAGATATCCAAGTACGACTCCATTTGGATCAGCTTCATTCAAAGCTTCCAAAAAGGATCCGCCTTTGGTTTCTAGCAGCTTCTGGTACTCTAGTCTTTCGTTCTCGTCTGGGAATGAGAGTTCGGTTCTTCTGCGGTTCTCTTCTTCGATGTATCTCGCCTCATCTTGCTCTTCTTGAGCTTTGAGAGTCTTGACCTCGTTCTTGAGATCCATTTCGCGAAACTTCCAATCCAGATAGCTCGACTGATCTTGATTTCCGTCTTTGTCCTTGAAGTGCTCTAACTTCAGATCTTTATACTTGTTCAGCTCATCTTCTAGTTCTTTGATGCGCTTCTCGTACTTGATCTTCTGTTCTTTGCGCTTGTTCTTTTCTCTAATGAATGCAAAATCTCGCTGTTCTTGTTTCGTCGGCTTCTTGTCTTCGGGCTTGTCCTCAGGCTTTTCAGCCACTTTACCAGCTTGATCTTGTGCTTTGTCAACTTCGGACTTCTTCTCTTCAACCTTGTCATCAGTCTTGGTTTCCGTCTTCTGTTCACCGCCTTTCACTTCTGAAGGAGTCTCACTCGGCGTCTGTGTCTCCTTGACTTCTTCCGCAGGTTTCGATTCAGGATTGACAGTTTCCTTTGTCTCTTCTTTGGCTTCAGTCTTTGGCTCTTCTTTGTTGATCTCTTCGACCATCTTGAGCGCGTCTTCGGTACTAATCATAAGGACCTCTCCTTGATCGTGTTTGAGGTACACGTTACCTGTTGTTCATAAAATGGGTATTGAGACTTGAGTGCCTCAATAATTACTTATATTTGATTTATAGAGGAACACATGATAGATAGACATCACTTACTCGAATGTATACTGTGGCCAAACGGCGATGGCACCTTTAGAAAGATTGTCAATAGAGCTAAGAGATTGAAGGAACTTGGCATATATGACGACTTCAAACTTACCATACCAATTGAACATAGAGCTCATACTACTATGCATAGAGAATTCGAAAGTGGTACAAAATATGAACAGGTAGGAGAGAATACTTCATGCTATGGACGAACTGGAGATAAGCATCCGATGTATGGAAGAACTGGAGAAAAGAGTCCTAATTGGAAAGGAGATTCTGCAACAGTTAAAACAAAATATCTAAGAGCTAAAAGAGACTTCAAAAATAACCTCATATCCAAAGAGACATACCAGACATACAAAGATGCCTGGTATGAGTCTCTAAGAGAGTATAGAAGAGAGCGTAGAAAGAATCAACGATCGTTGAACTCTTTACCTATCGACTGACTATTGATTATGTTCGCCATTTGCACAGCATCAATTCCGCCGAATCCATACGTCTTTCCATTCTTAGTTTGAACGGATGCATAATTCGTTGCTGGATCGTAGTCTATGCCTGAGATCCAAGAAGAAGACTGAGTAATAGGACGGCGAGGAAACTGGTCGTTCCAGTATCTAGGAATTTCAGATTCTCTTCGGATAGCCTCTGC